CGGTAAAACTAGGAATGCTTTTGTATCCTTTTGCTAAAGGAATAACATTATCAACTTTTGTTGCACCACCATTTTTTAATGTAGGCAAATCTGCTAACAGTTGTCCAAACTCGATCATACAACTCTACTAGCTGACATTTGCAGAGGAGCAGAGGAAACTCGACCTCTCTGTGCTGACTCGTTTGCTGTTTTTACTCCTTCTTTATATAATGATGACCATACTGCTAATCGTTCATCTTGAAATAAGAAGGGAGACGTTTCTGCTAAAGCACCATATAAATATAAATCTGGGAAAAAATTTAATATATCGTTTGTTGTATTTGTTGTTGATAGAGCTGTTGCTCTTTTAAAAAATCCTAATTCTAAAACATTAGCATCATCTGGAACATGACCTAAATTAATTTTTTTACCTATAATGGTATAATACACAGGCAAGCCATTACCTGCACCTGCATTATACACACGAAAGAAATCTGTCGGAGACATATATTGTAGTGTTGTGTATGGTGATGTTTGTAACATAACATATCGCAACTCTAAATATCCATCTGGCAAATCATATGCTTGTGTACCTGCAACAGTTGTAATTGATGTATCAACAGCTTCCATTTCACGAATACGCAAATCTCTGGCGTGGCGTGTTTCTGCTAAATCAATAAAGGTATCAAGTTGACTTGTTAAATCATCACGATTTAAAAAACTTGCTATCTCTAGTTTCAATTCATTGTAGGTATCTAGTGCCATTTATACTTTCTTCGGATAAATTTTAAATTTTTCATTTTCTGGATCATTTAACCATTGAAAAAACTTTTTACGATCTCGTAACTGACCGCTCATTGTCATAATCCCTTTTTTTGCTAATTGCTGAACTGTAATTAATGGAAGTGATGCAACCTTATACATCTTTGCATCTTGCATTCCGTTAACTTTATATAGTCCTGCATTTCGCTCAATCTTATTACGTTCTAAAATACGTGATACATCTTGTGTATTCTCTAAATGATATTTGCCTTCGCTAGAGTCGATGTGCATTCTAGTTTTGACAGGAGAAAATTCATTTCCTGTAAAGTCAATTTTTTTGGTCATACATTCTTAATTGCTTTTGCAATCATTTTATCTACGGAGTCTTGCATCGCTAAACCTTGATCTCCATCTGGTCTATATCCAATCTTCATTTTACGATCACCACCAGAAGTTGTCTTACTTTGTTTTTTTCCACCACCTCGTGAAATATCCATATTGTTTTGACTTCTGTTGTGCATCTTTAAAGTTTTTGGCATAGAATATTTTTTAACACCTTCTTTAAAAACTACTGACATTCTTGTTCCTCTGTTTATAAGTTAAGGAGGGGGAAAATCCCCCTCCATATAAATTAATGTTAACTGTTTAAGTTAAAGATACCATAATTGGCATTTGGTGAACGACAAACTAGAGTCCATTCAGTTAATAGTAATCTTTTATCACTATCACCTGTTTTTGCTAAGTCTTGCGTTTCAAAAGGTCTAAGGAATGCAACTTCCCAAGTATCCATTTGTAAAATGTCAACTCTTGTATCCATAGCGTGTCTGTCTGGAATAAAGCTTACTTCTCCAAAGTCAGAAACATATACATCAACAGCACCGATAACAGTCATGTCATCTGCGTTTTTGTATTGTGTTGCTACGCCATTAAAACCAGAAGCTAATACTTTATTTGATGGTGACATAAGAACTGTATCTGGTGTACCACCTAGTTCGTATGCTTTTTTCAAACCTGCTTTTAGAAGTGCTTCTGTGTAAGTACGATTTGTACCACCTGCAATTGCAGTAGCACCAGTACCTGCAGGACTTGCCGAAGGTGATCCGTTTGTAGAAAAGTTCAATGCGTTAGTACCGCCTGATCCTGTACCTGCGATTTTACCGCCATACCATGTTCCTACTGAAGCAGATTTTCTTGCCGCAGAAGATGAGCCTGTTACTTTAGCCTGCTCGACTCCTACCATTCCTACTTCCATATCTCTCTTAATGCTTTTTCCAATTTTAGCGAGAGCATATGCGAGTTCGTCACCTCTTCCTGCATTGTCAACTGATCTATCTGTACCAGATATGATAACTGCTTCTGCTGAAATTTGCGTTCTGTTATTTAAACGATCTGTTGGAATTTGTGTTGTTCCTGCGTAATCGTCTCCTTCTACTTGATGGTTATTAGCCGCCGCTCTTAACCCATCTGTTTGCCACTCGTGAAGAGTGTTAGTTGCTGTACCCTTTGCGGCATTTGTCATAAAAGGTGTTTCTGTTGGACTTATGTTCAATAATGTTATCGTAATTTTTTTAATTATTACTTCTGCATATTGCTATGCAGTTCAGACTATATCATCTCTTTCGAGTTCGGTTTTCGTGGGAATATTATTCTTTCGTCAATTCCTAGTCGTTACACCTGCTATATCACTTTAATTATATAGATTGGCTCGGTATTGTCCGCTAGGGAGTTTCACCGAGTTTACCGAATTTTCTTTTACAGCTTTTTAAGACTGTAAAGCTACTATCACTTAATAGATTACGTCCGCTAGATCCTCTTTTATACCAATTGCATCGTAAGTATCAAAAGTCCCCGATGGTTGACCCATATTAATCTCCGATTAATTATTAGATAACATGGCAGACAACACCTGTTGTGCGTCTTTCACACTACCTGATTTTTGTAATTTTTTCATACGATTATCAACACGCAACCTCTTATCGTCTGTAGAAATACTATTCTTCGCATCTGACGATAACACTCGATTTGATGGTTTAACTTTTTTGTCAACAAGTCCTTTACGCTCTAGTGCCTTGTTATACCGATAAGCATTATATAATGTTATCACCGCTCGGTGATCGACAATCATATTTATCTCTTGATCTGTATACCCTTGACCATTCGCAAATCTTCTTAATTCCTCCATTATAACTGGTGCTTTTTTTTCATCACCAAATGCAGGAATTTTATCAACAAGCTTTACTTGTTCTTGTTGAATAAAATTATTATAGACTTGTTCTTGCTCTTTCTTTTTCACTTCATTTAGTTTCTGTCTTTCAACAGCCACTTGATTTTGCAATTCTTTTTTCCGATCATATTCGGCTTTCTTAACTGCATAATCAGAAGGATCATCTTGAGCAAGTTGTACCCAATCAATGTTATCATCTGTTTGTAGATTGCTTTCTACGACTTTAAGTTTTTCTGCGTATTCTTCTCGCATTTTTTTTACTGCTTCTTTGTCTTTGGAAACTGTGTCATACTCTGTATCTAATGATCTTCGTTTTTCACTAAGTTCCATTGACTTTTTGGTATAGTTTTCTCCTTTAGAGTAACCAGACATCAAGTCCTCAAGACTGACTTTTTGATTATGTCCATTTATTTTGACATCAAAAAGTTCCTCGTTCTTTTGATCGTTGGTTTCTTCGTTGATTACTAATTCGTCATCAGAAATATCTTCCGCAGTCAATTCATTATCTATTTCTAGGTTGTTTTGAGTTGCTTCTTTTACTTCTGGTTTTGGCTCTTCGCTCCTTGCAGTATTAATAAGGTTGGCGAAAGCCTGTTGTGTTTCCTGTATAGAATTGGTTGGTTTCGATACAGATTCCATTTCTGGATTGTCTGCCATAAAAACTCCTTAAATTTTTATTGTTTATTTAATTTATCCGTTTCCATAACGGACTTAATATTCCCTAAGAGTACGTTCAACATCTTGTTCATAAGATATATTTTTTCCCTACCTTCGGAATCTCGTGCAGGTGAATTTACAAACTCACCATATAAATCATTTTGTATTTGATTGCAGGCATCAACAAAAACTGGATTTTCTAAAATATTTTTTGCTAATTCTGATCGTTGTTTTTCTTGTTCTGGTGTCATTTATAATCCACCAAAAACTGTTGGTTTACCAGATTTAATTCCTTCAACAACTTTGTTAATATAATCTGTTTCATCTTGTATCTGTTGGTCATTCATCACAACATTGCCTTGATAATTACCACCACCAAAATCTTCTCCTCCTCCGTAGCTACCGCCTGCATCTCCGACAGGTGTATTACCACCATAGGAAACATCTGCTTCGTTCGTTGTAGCAGGTGTAACAAATAAAGGATTTTCAATAGGTGTTTGATTTAAATCATATAAAGGATCACCGCTATCAGTAAACTGACCAGAAAATAATCCTCTTTTTCTTAATTCATTATTCATTGCTTGCTCACGCATTGCACTATCGTTCAATCCTAATAAACCTAATGCAAAACCTAATTGGGAAGGTGGTGTACCTTTTACTGATACTAAACTTCCTTTGCTTGGCAAAAAGCCTAAAGCACTATTTGATAAATAACCTTGTTTTAAATAA